GGTGCTTTAGTAGGCAGAGTTTATAATTTTGATTTTGAAGCGAATAATGATGGTTCTTATAACTGTAAAGTACAAATAATGGGACCTGGTGGAATGTTAGAGTCCCTAAGAATTAATAAATCTAGCAGAATAGATTATGATATTATTTCTAAAGAAAATGAGGGTAGCAAATATTCTTCTGATTTAGCTAATGCTTTACACACTATAAGAGAAACCCTTAAAAACTCAGGTGTAGCTCAAAATGTAAAATCACAAACTTACGGGTATGATACAACCACAACTACTAAATTTGGGGTAATTGATGGAAGTAATTTTTTTCAAAAAATTTCAGATATTTCTACAAAAAGAACTACTTCTTATGCTGAAACTCTAAATAATATATTTGGGAGTTGTAATCATAAAGGTCCATCCTTTGGTGGAACAAATGGTGATGTTACTATAGATTATAAAAGTGATTTTACTAAATTTGGAAATGCTTGGCAAATTATTTCCGATTTGTCTAACACTCCTCCTTCTCAAGACCCTGATGATAATCTTGATCCACTTCCTTTAAGTACTTTTTTTGGATTTTCCGCAGTTCATAGAGTAGGAGGAGCAGGTACCCAAGTATCAACTCAAACTAAAGGAGAGTTTACAACCGAATATATTACTTTTGGACATTTGATGTGTTTAATTCAACATGTAAGTGTATTTGTTTATGGTAAAGATAGAAATGAATCTACTAAATTCGATAAAGTAAAAGCATCAATAAGAAGAATTGAAAGACAAACAGGAAGATCTAGTGGTCTTTTAGGAAATACTTATAATCCAATAATATATTTAGATTACCACCCAGATAATACTAAAGTACTAACGGGACCTCTTGAAGCTAGTTTTGACCCCAGCACTTGTTTAGTTCCTTTAAATATTAATTTAAATAAAGATGTTAATGGAGATAGTGATTATAAAGCATTTGGTAGGTTTTTTAAACCATTAGATACAATGGAAAATTCAGGTACCCCTCCAAAATGGGATTCTGAAAGAGATAAAACAAATTTACAAAAAAACTTAATACATCTTAAAGATTTAAATGTAATTAATAATGCATTAAAATCAACAAATCCTCCTTTCCCTTCTAAATATGATGGTAAATTATTTAATGTTTTAATTAATCTAACTTTTGCTATAGATCAATTAGAAAAACTAGCTAACGGAGGCAAAGATGTAAATCTTATAGAATATATAAATGCTATACTAGATGGCATTAATGTTTCTTTAGGTAAAGTAAATAACTTTAGAGCATTTTTTGATGATTGCAGTAGTGTAGTAAGAATTATAGATGAAAACATAACTGAGGAAATAACAGAAGATAGTTTACTAGAAATTCCTAATTATGGCCTTCAATCTGTAGCATATGATTACTCTTATTCCTCTAAAATATCTCCAAAATTAGCATCTCAAATAGTAATAGCATCTCAAGCAGCTGATAAAGGTGGTATAAGTAATTTTACTGAAGATGTTTTAACTTATAATAAATTAAACGGGGATGTAAGAGATCGATTTTCAGAATTAATAATTCCTCCACTTGAAATTTCAAAAGAAGATTCTGATTTAATAGAACAAAATAAAGCAACCCAAAAATTATATAATGATTTATATAATATTTATACTTTAGATCAAGTTACAGATGGTATAAGTAATTATATAAATTTATATGCCGATCTTCAAAATATAAATCGAAAATATTATTCTACTAAAAATACAGGTTTAGTTATCCCTTTAGTATTTTCTATAGAAATGGATGGTATTGATGGGATTTTACCTTATAATGCTTTTAAAATCCCAGATGATAGATTACCAAAAAGATATAGAGGTAAAGTGGCTTTTGCCGTATTTAACATTAACCATAATTTTAATAGTAATAATTGGACCACTACTTTAAATGGTCAAACTATTTTAATTAATCCTACTTATATAATAGATGATCGAAAAAATTCAGAAGGAGAAAATATTCCACCTCCTATACTTGTAGATAGACCTTTTACGGAATTAGAATCAACAAAATATGGTGGAGAATTAAATTTACCTTTTTCAACAGGTAACTTTTCTCAACCTGATCCTAAAGCACAACCTGAAGAGGGGGATACTACAACTAATAATGGAACCCCAATTGCTAAAAATACTATAGATCCACAACCAGCTTCTGTACCTACTGATATAATTAAAGCAAGAGACTTTATTATACCTAATGAAGTAAAAGGAGGTATTCCTAAAAAACAGGCTTATAAAGATGATGATTATACTATTGCTACTCAAGCAGATGGTAGAGTTGGGACTACTTGGAGAATTGGGTTTGGTAGTGATACAATTACTACTCCTGGAAATTCTGTTAAAAAAGTAAAAGAAGGAGATACTATTACTACAGATCAAGCTTACTTAGATATAGAAAGAAGATTAAAAACTGAATTTAAACCTAAAGTAGTTGCTACTTGTAAAGCAAATGGAGTTAATTACGATTCATTAGAAGCCCCTGTTAAAACAGTATTTATAGACTGTGCATATAATTATGGTTCATTGTGGAATGATATTGTAATTTCCTATAGAGATGGAGGTACACAAGGATTAATTCAAGAATTGCAAAGAAGAATTGATAGAGGTGCTAGTCAAGTACCAAAAAGAAGAGGTGCTGAAATAGAACACTTAGGAGGAGTACCAAGATATAATAATTAATATGGGATATTTACCAAAAAGATTAGTTAATTCAAATTTATCCACTTTCGGTGGCGAATTTATAGATTCCGAAGGGAAACTCTATGAAGGACCTTATCATGAGTTATTTTCAGGTAAAACTTATTCAGGTAATACTCCAAATTCCCCTAATAAAAAATTAATAACTCCAAATCCTAATTTACAAGTTCAAAACACTCAACAGATTTCTTCAGTAATAGGTAATGAATATAATTCATTAAATCCTGTAAATCAAGATTTATATAAATTTGGAGCTGATCCTGAAGCATATTTTCCTACTCCAACAGGTCAGGATTATAAACGAGGTACAATAACACGTTATTTTGCTAAAAGAAGAAATGCTAAACCATTAGAGATAAAAGAAATATCAGAGGTAGCATTTAATTCAATTACCTCACAAGATGGTAGATATAATTATGCAATTTGGGAAGTAATATCTTTATTTTGGAAAATATCTGGACCTATAAATGATTCAAAAGATAAATATGGTGTATTAAAAGCAGGTATTACTGATACAAATAAGAGATTAAGTGATCAAGCAAATCAACAAATGCGAGGTGTAAAAGGGTATTTATCTGATTTAATACAGTTTGCTGTAAAAGCTAATTTAGATTTAATAACTGGTAAATATACAGCGGGTAATGAATATACTGTACAACTAGATAATAGTAACTATATAGGTTATTATCATATAATGGCGGATGGTACTATAATGGATGGTGCAGAACATGGACAATCTACAGGTAAAATTCTTTTAACTGGAAATGTGGCTGTTCAAGCTCAAGTTAATACATTAATAAAAAATGCATTAGAACAAATAGGCTCTACACCAACTCAATCTGTACAACAACAACCACAAGAATCTGTGGATCCACCACCTCAAGTTAGTACATTTACATCTCCAACAACAGGTGGAGGTTATTAAGTTATGAATAAAAGGTTATGTATTATATTGTCGAAACAGAAGAGCAGCTAAATAGGCTGTATTGTAAAGGAACAGACTGCTATATTCGAATCATTTCAATGAATGACGAATATCATTCTGCTTTGACTTCACCTTGCCTTATATATTTTAAAACCCTTGAAAGTAAAGGCTATATATTTCCTATTAACCATTCAGAAGCATTCAAATTATCTTTAGATAAAATTATAGAATGGATAGAATCCAAATATGAAAAAATATATACTATAAATAAAAAGGAGTGTTTATATCACTTCGATTCACCAAAATTAATAGATATAGGTTATGATGATAACAGCATGGATTATTCTCTTATTCGGTCCCGTAATTATGATAAGCATGGACATTTACCATTCTGTAATTCCTTGGTTCCGATCTCAAAAATATATGAAACGGAAGAAAAAATATTTAAAGAGATTAGAGAAACAATCCCAAAACAAGTAAACGATTTTTACAATAATACTTTCCCAAGAGTATTTAAAGCAATTGAAGAACAAGGGTTAAAAGTACACCCTGATTACTTTGATAAACATTTTAAATACCATGAAAAATCATGGTTTTATCACGATAATATAGTGTATTCTAAGTATAATCTATATAACCTCACCACTCGCCCTACAAATTCATACAATGGCGTTAACTTCGCTGCTTTAAATAAAAATGATGGTTCAAGAACTGCATTTATCCCTAAAAATGATATGTTCTTTGAATTCGATTACGATGCTTATCACGTAAGAATCATGGCAAAATTAATTGATTTTCCATTAGACAGGGGCTCTGTACATACTCAATTAGGACGTATGTATTTCGATAAAGATAATTTAACTCCCGAAGAATATGCTCGTTCTAAAGAACTGACATTTAAACAATTATATGGAGGTGTATTTAAAGAATATAAAGAAATCCCTTTCTTTAAAGCAATGCAAGAGTACATAGATAAATTATGGGCTTTATTTAATGCTACAGGAAAATTAGAATTAGTTGGAGGAAAAATACTAGATAAAGAACAAATACAAAACCCAACACCAAATAAAATCCTAAACTATGTGATTCAGTCCGCAGAAACGCACAATAATGTAATTTCTGTAAAACAAGTTATAGAATATTTGGAGAATAAACAAAGTAAAGTTATATTATACACATACGATTCGTTCTTAATCGATTA